CTTCGATGACAACTGCAGGGTCTTCCTCTGTTCCAGTTACTGTTACTGAGGAATTTGGTACATTTATTTTACCACGAGTTACTACTCTTGCTACCTTGCCTCTTGCAGTTCCACCAGAAGAGTTCCATTGAACAAAATCTCCAGTTGAAAACTTGCCAGCTTTATTTAGCGGTTTTTCAAGGACTTCTGGTTTTTCTACAAGCTCTTCAGTATGAACGGTTCCAGATTCTTGCTTTGGATATTTGTTGGTAGCGTCTTCGTTCGTTACAACATTTTCTGCTTTAGTAAAGCTGTTAATCATTGACCAAAGAGCTTTGTCCATATCTTCACCTTGAACAATGTCTAGCCATCCAATAGGAGATAAGTCTTTTTCGCAAACTAGACAGTCTCTTGTTTCTGAAAAATCTGTATATGCAAGTTGGTCTTTTTCGCACCAAAAAACATTTTGAATGTCTGACTTATTAAAGATTGATGCAGCAATTCCATCCTTGTCTGCTTTTTCGATAGAAAAAATATTAGCAAGCTGGTTTGCTGGGGAATCTACAAGTGAAAGCTCAACGAGGTCATAATCTTTAACAACTCTAACTGTTGAGTCTGTTTGTGCATCGTATGCTTTTTCAAAGTCTTTAATTGCTCCACCGATTGAGAATCCTGTAAGCGTTCCGTCAAGAACCATCTCCCAAACATCTTGAGCACCCTTTGAAATATATGTATCCACATAAACTCCGCTATACTCTTTGTTTGAGGCTTTATCAAAAAACTTATCTGTTCTGAAATTTACAACTTTTCCTGCTGGAATTGGTTGATGCATGAGTCTAACATTTCCACGAAAACGCTCAAATGCTTTTTGCGATGCTTCAGCAGTAACAATGTCTCCTTGTCGGTCAACATTGTCTAGGGTTGCAAAGCCAGAAACAATTCGTTTTTCAGCATCTATCTTAGAAATGGGCATTGTCAGTTTGACATGCTCACCATCAGTCGCTAGAAATGCTTTATTGATATCAATCATCGCAGTTTAATTATACACCTTTATTATTTATTATTAGGCTTGCTGTCTTCCTTCACCTTGTGCGTTTCTTGCACCAGTGTTAGAATCTCCAGCATTTGCCGAGCGTTCTTGGTCTCGCAATCTGTTTCCAGTAGCCTGAGCAGTTTGTTCTGCTGCTTGCTGTCCAGTTAGATTTACGGTCTCATCTCCGCCATCCATCTGAGGTAGCCCAAGTCTTGGTCTAATCTCATTTGGAGTTACAACCTTCATTCTTAGATATCTTTCGTCAATCTTAGACTGAGTATCTTCGTCTGTAAGTGTAAGTTCGTTAAATTTAAGCTTAAAAGCATCGCTTTTTTCAGCAACAATTCGATTGATTTTCTTCTCAAGGGTATCTTGCATTGGGCGACAAACCTGTTCTTTGAAGGTTCTGTCGAACTCTTTAGCAGCAGCAATTGACACATTTCCAGCGGTAGCCACCTTTGAGATTGGGACTCTGTGAGCCATCAGAATGTCTTCGAGTGTGCTCTTTCGGTAGTTATTGAATGAAGAATCTTGGATTCCATTTTCAATAGCCTCAAGCTTCATCTCTACCTTTCCATTTGCAGCATCATCTGCAGGAAGCGGAACAATAACTGTTCTATGTGACTGCCCCTTAAGTTTGTTTTGGAAAAACTCAAAAATTGCTGCTTCAGATTCACGGCTTAGTTTTGCACCTTTAAGTACAACCATGTAGCGTGGAACTGCCTTATTCTCAAAGTATTCAAGGTTATAGCGTGAAGCAAATTCTTGACCAGCAATTGAGTTCTTTGCGGGAACGGCTGCGGGAATACCATAATAGGTATTTGTTGGAGTGTAGCTTTTCAGGTGGATAATTTCATTTGGTCGGTTGTCTGTCCCAATTGGATTAGCCTGTTGAGTATCTTGAAAATTTCTAAAGAATACTGCTTTGCCTTGTTGAATCTGAACAAATCCATCACGAAGTCTACGCACACGCATATTTTGACAAGGCACATGTCCAATGTATCCAATCTCGCCAGTGTTCTTGCGACCAATTTCAATATAACCATTACCAGTTGCTTCAAGGTCGATAAAAACTTTTGTAAGAATAGATGTAAGAGTTTCTTCATCGTTTCTAGATTCTAGCCAGTCAGCAATCTCTTGCTTCATTCTCTCAATCTTTTTTCTAGCTCTTTGCAATTGAGCTGGGTCTGTAATATCTTCAAGTCTTTGTGTTACAGAAAGACTTGGTTCTAGTGTGTATCCAAGACCAACAATATTTGCTGCTTTTGCATTAATAGCAGCGTAGTTAGCTGGTGAAACTTCATAAATCTTAGCAAGTGCAACCATGTTGTATGGAGGCTCAACCACATCAAATAGACCATATCCATATTTGTCAGGGATAATCTGATTTGAACCAGAGGCATCTCCAGTAAGCTCGTTGTTATCAGCCTTTTTTAGCTTTCTTTGTGCCTGTCTACGGAAATTATGAGATAAACCACCAAGTTTTAGGTATTCGTCTAAAGATTTAGCAAATTCATCATTTGAGGTCATAATGTTTTCCTCTATGTGAATTGAATCAGTTCTAACACCCTTAACTATTAGGCTTTCACTTTCTTGCATTTTTGAAAAGCTCTCTCCAGTTTCCTGTGTCACCATACGGTGTGTATCCACTTGCCATCCTCTCTATGTCCTCTTTGTATTGGGTTGCTGTTGCACGACCCACTCCTGGCATAAACATAGCTTGTCCGTCTGGACGACCGTAATAAGCGGCTGCATCTGCAAGGGCTTTCATTTTTTGAATATCATATTTAATTGAAGGAACATTTAATGTATTTCCATCATCGTCCATAAATGGCTCACCATTTGGAAGAATCCATACATAAATTCCATACTCGGCAGTGCTTTCTACCGCCTGTACCATATTTTTTCTCTTACTCATACCACTATTCTACCATTAAATCGTTATTGTTGCTTTAGCAACTAGGTCTGTTTTAGCTGGTGTACCTTCAAATGTATAGGCATCTACCTTTTTCAAGTATGGAGCTTTTTCCCATCCAGTATTTGTAGTTGTGCAAACCCAATGAGTTCCCTTATTTGTTACACCATCTTTTACATAAACTAAACTACCAACCGCTACAGATACTCTTGTCAGGGTGATTGCTGTTATCAAGTCAGTATCTGTTGTGTCATATGTAAAGCTCACTGTGAATATTCCATTTTGAGAGGATGTTGATTGATTCTTAAGAAGGATTCTATCTCCAGACTGCATATATGTTCCATCTACAAGAAGTGAGCTTGGTCCGCTATAGGTTATTGAAAGGTTGCCAGTGGTTCCAGATGTTATGCTTCTATTTGAATATGAAGCCAAATCTACATCTTCTAGCAACGAAGTCTGTTCCCCACCTGTTCTAATCATTGGTTGATAAATCTCTGTAGAGTTAGAAATTTCAAGGTCTTTAAAGATTAGATTTCCAACTGTGGTTGATGATGTTGTTGGAGTTTCAACATAATTTCCATTGTATAGATTGAATAGCTTTAATGGAATTCCATCTGTTGTTAGGTCTCCATCTAAAGTTGTAATTTCATCTAGGTAGAAGTCTGCGGTCTGTGAAGTACTGCCAAATACAATATCTACATTTGTTGTGTCTGATACATTCATTCTAGAAGTAAAAACTAATGTTACATGATTCCATACTCCATACTCTATACTGTCGTCAACTGATGAGCCATTTAGATATGCTGTACATCCAGAGTCTGTTAAAAGACCTCCAGATGTTGTTAGAGATGCTGTGCTTGTTCCATTTGTAATAGTACATATTGTCCTTGATGTACTATCTGGTATATTAATCATAAAACTAATTCCAGAAAGACCAGATGTCGTGTCGTCACCACTTGATGGCGAAATGTCATAATTAATTTTTGCAGTTCTTGATACTCTTAATCCACCACGCTCTTCCGTCCATAAAAATGGAGTTTCTCTGTAGTCTGGTAGATATAAATTATTTTTTACATCTGTATATGTAACTTCTAAGTCTGGTCCTGGCATTGTAATTACTGATTTATAAACTCCCTCAGATTCTATTTCTGTAGAAAGGGCATAAAGTCTAAAGAATGAACATATGGTTGGATTTTCAACTACATCGTTAGATTCAAATGTCATAGTTATTAATATACCCCTTGTGATTCCAGACTCTTTTCCCATAATTCCTCTTATTGGACCTCTATTTACTAATGTTTCTTCAGTAAACCAGTCATCTTCTGGTATTGAGTATATGCTGTTAAAACTTGCGTGTGCCGTATCAAGTGCGGAGTAGGATGCATATGCGGTGTCAAGCGATGAGTATGATGTAAAAGCCCCAATTCCTGTAGCTGAACCAATTGGAGATGCTGTAACAGATATTTCTTCGCTATCATGTCCCCATTCAACTCTGTTTGCTCCAATTAAACCATTTACTCCATCTAACCTTTTTGCGTCTACTTTAAACCTAATCCATCCAGTAGACTTTACAATAAATCTTTTCTCTGTGCTATTTGCTTCAGCAGTGTACTTGTCAATTCTTGAATTGATAGTGCTATAAACATTGTTGGTTACATTTGTGTCTAGTTGTACCAACTTCTTAAGACCGCCTTCAAATCTTTCAAATCCAGTTAGACCAGCAGAGCTGTCATACTCGTCAAAGTTATCTTCTGACATCAGCCTGAGTCTTGTGGAATATGATATTGGGAAAAGGCTTGCATTTTCTATTGGGTCAGAAATTGCCTGTGTCTCAGTACCACCAGTTTTATTGACCTGCTGAAATACATTAATTTGATTTGATTCACTGTTATAAAAATATCCCACTGCAATATCATAATTAGCAGTGTTGCTAATATTAGAACCTAGCTTTTGAGGTGTTTGGTTGTTTAGTTGATAATAAACTGCCTCTTCTGTACTAGACTCTCCCTTTAGATAAATTTTTAGCGAGTACTCTTCTTTTAGTGGGTCTTGTAAAATCATAAGTGTTTGAATCTCATTTGTTGATAGATTCTGAGATGTGGTTTTATTAAAGATACAGGCAAATCCACTACCGTTTGGATTTGTATCCGCTGGTCCAGTTTTTACATATGAACCGTATCTTTGTGGATAAACTTCAACATATCCACCATCTGAGGATATTGTTAGTCCTTGGCTTCCAAATGAAAATATGGAGTCTGACTTATCTGTAGCATACTTTCTTGCTGGTTCTTCAAACTTATTAATTCTTAAGTTATTCTTTTCAATTACTAAATTATTGACTTCTGCTCT